ATTGCGCTGAGTATATTGACAGTCATTTGGTTGAAGGTATTCACAACAAAATTTTAGAAAGGTATGGATTATGAATCAGTACAGTAATTGGGATGTGTACAACCAACTAGCTTTTCGGGATTGGTTGAAAAGTATGCTTCGTATGGGTGGCGTCGAATTGACCTTTACGAAAACTGACGGGACTGAGCGTGTGATGAATGCATCGCTTGAAGAAAGTAAAATTCCTGTTTATGAAAGCAAGACGGGTCGAACTAAAGCGCCCAATGATGAAGTTGTTTCAGTTGTAGATATTGACATTGGTGAGTGGCGTTCTGTACGATATGATTCCATCAAACAAGTAAGGATCACACTGTGAGTAAAGCCGTCGCATCCTCTGAACCCAACTTCGTATCCATCGATGTATCTAAAGATGACTACACTGCAAAACTAGTCAGTGCTTTGAATTGGTTTAACTTCGAACGGGATAAAAAGGATGCACGGAATTATATTGAACAGTATGCGAAGAAGCAAGGCATTACTATTTCAGGTGTGACTGATTCTGATATTGTTCCCACTATGGGGTGGATTGCACATTTGTGCAATAAAGGAGCAAACCTTTCCGAGGAGCACGTTGATAAACTAAACGTTTATCTGGCACAACTAAATCGTGCGAAGAAGTCTGTGCCTGTTACGACAAACACTCCACGTGTCTCTATTCAAGAAGCTACGCAAAATAAAATTAATGCTTATATTGGCGAACTTGAAGGGGTCTTTGACCAACTATTCAAGAACCCCAAAGAATCATTCTCTTTGCTCGAGGACTTGAAGAAAAATCAGATGCCTCAAACTATCGGGCCTAACATTGAAGAATGGACAAAGACAAAGCTGAAGGAACTCATCAGCGCATATGAAGGCACAGACAAAGACCTTGTTGAAGGTTATTCAAACATTCGAAAGAAGGACCTTCTTGCTTTCATTAAGAAACTAGCGACGTTTGTTGAGGATGCTGAAAAGTATTCTTCATACAAAAAAGCTAATCGTAAACCTCGCGAAAAGAAAGTCAAGCCTCCGACACAACAAGTAAAAACGCTAAAGTACAAAGCTAAAGATGATGATTTGAAAATCACTTCAGTATCACCTACAACTATTGTTGGTGCCCAACAGGTTTGGTTGTTCAATACAAAAACACGAAAGCTGTCTGTATATCGAACTGACAGCGCCTTGGGAATTCAAGTCAAAGGTACAACTTTGCAAAATTATGACCCCGAGATGTCTTGTCAAAAGACTCTGCGTAAACCTGCTGAACAACTTAAGGATCTACTAAGTGCAGGCAAGATTCAGCTTCGTAAATTTATGGACAACATCAAAGCAGTGCAAGTAGAAGTCAACGGTCGCCTTAATGCAGACACTCTAATCGTTAGGACTATTAAATGATTGTAATTGATTATTCGCAGACAGCCATCTCAAACTTGATGGCTGAATTGGGAGGTCGCAAAGACATTGAGATTAACCTCCCTCTCATTCGCCATATGATTCTAAATTCTATTCGCGGGTACAAGCAAAAATTTGGTGCAACATATGGTGACATTGTAATCGCTTGCGACAATCGCACTTACTGGCGCAGATCAGTGTTTCCGAACTACAAAGCCAATCGTAAGAAAGAAAGAGAAGATTCGGGGTATGATTGGAAAGCAATCTTTGAGGCGTTGTCTACCATTCGCGAAGAACTGAATACTTTCTTTCCATACCCTGTTCTAAACATTGAAGGCGCTGAGGCAGATGATGTTATTGCGACTCTTGCGGAGTGGACCCAAACAAACGACCTTTCTGTGGGTATCGTCGAAGAACCCAAACCATTTCTGGTTGTGTCAGGAGACCACGACTTCATCCAGTTGCAGAAGTATCCAAACGTCAAACAGTACAGCCCTATTCACAAGAAAATGGTGAAACCTGACCGTAAACCTGAACATTATGTCATTGAGCACATTATTCGCGGAGATACGGGTGATGGTGTTCCTAATGTTCTGTCAGACGATAATTGTCTTGTAGAGGGTCGCAGACAAAAACCTGTGATGAGCAAGAAGTTGGAGGAGTGGATTAAGGATTCGCAAAAAATGCCATCCGACGATGAGTTTAAAAAGAACTATGACCGTAATAAAGTTTTGGTTGATCTTGATTGTATTCCTCGAAGTGTAAAGGAATCTATTATAAATAATTTCGTTAGTCAACCCAAAAAAGATCGTAGTCAGCTACTAAACTACTTCATGCAAAATAAAATGAAAATGATGCTTGAGGTTATATCGGAGTTTTAAAATGCGCCTTTTACTTCCTGAAATTTTTGACAAAGTACAAAAAGCAGAAACCGTTGAAGAACGGAAACAAATTCTGCTTAAAAATAACTCTCCCGTACTTATCGACCTGCTAAAGATGAACTTTCATCCCGAAGTTCGAATGCAACTTCCTGAGGGTATGCCTCCCTTCAAACGAAGTGGTATTCCTATGGGAATGGCAGACACTAATCTTTATAAAGAAATGCGTCGGATGTATACGTGGATCAATCCCCCGCCAAACTTGCACAAGATTAAACGTGAGACTCTTTTCATTCAATTGCTAGAAAGCATCAATGAAAAAGAAGCTGAACTTCTGTGTGCCGTGAAAGATAAAGAATTGACTCGTATGTATTCTGCTATGACATATGACCTGGTCAATCAAACGTTTCCCGACTTGCTTCCTGTGCGACAACCTGTTGTAGAAACACAACAACAGGAGGAAAAGGCACCAAAAAAGCGAGGACGGCCCAAGAAGGCCGCTTGACAGACGTAGAAGCTGATGTTACAATGATGTTTTTGAATGGTGAATGGCATGCTGATCTATACGACCACCCGCAGTTCAAAAAAGCCCAACCGACCGAAGAGGCAAGAGGCGGAAGAATACAATCGTTGGTTGAAAAGTGTAAATCCTTCTGGGCAAAAACCATCAAAGCCCTCAGGAAAGCTGACACAAAATAAACCGTATCGTCGAGGTTATGAAGAGGCTCTTGCGATTCCCAGTGTCGATTCAGGTAAGGCAACTGTTCTGGGTGTAAAAAGTATCATGGATCCTTTCAATTTGCAAAAGGAATCAGAAGAAGTTCAGGAAGCGATCATTGCAAAAAGTAAACGTGTTGCAATTGCTTACAACAAAGGTGGTTACCAATACTTGACAGATGACACAGATCCGACTACACTTGGATCAAGTGAACGTAGACGATAGGAGAATATTATGAGTATGATTTTTAGCAATCCCGCAGATCGAAAAACCATTCGAGATGCACTTCATGAAATTTCTGGCGCGATGACTCGAATCGAGGGTGAGCGCAGTTACATTAGTGAAACGATTAAGGATATTACAGCGAAGTATCCGATGATCTCAAAACGTGTCTTTCGCAAAATGATTAAGGTATACCACACACAAACGTTTACACAAGAGGTAGAAGAGCAAGAAGAATTTGAATCGTTGTATGAAACGATTACAACCGCACCCGTACCTCAAGGATCAACTAATGTTTAATCAAATTCGGAATATCGTTGAAGTTCATATTCTTGATGCAATGAATAGGCCGAAGAAGAAAAAAATTTTGGGGGTGTGGGGTGAAACACAAACCATCCCCTTTGATCTAATTCGTTCGTTGAACGAAAAAAAATATCCCGGGTGTGGTGTAGAAATTAAAGTACATGTTTACGAAGGACCATAATGAAACTTGGCATCTGTTCTGACATTCATCTAGAGTTTGGATATCTTCCTATCGAGAATAAAGAAAACATCGATGTTCTAATTCTTGCGGGTGATATTCTTGTTGCAAGGGCTTTAGGCAAAGAACCCTCAAATTATCGTGTAAAGGATATTGAGGACTTTAAACAATTTTTCCGTGACTGCTCAGAGAAGTTTCCTCACGTGATTTACATCATGGGTAATCATGAACATTACGGGGGTGACTTTAACGATTCACCAACCATTCTGCGTGAGTTTTGCGAAAGTGTCGGAACAAACGTTTATTTTCTTGATAATGAAACGAAACTGATTGATGATGTAGTGTTCATCGGGCAAACATTATGGACAGACTTTAATAATGAAAATCCCA